GCAACTGAAGGATACTTCAGTAGAAGATGGGTCGCGAAGAACATCTTCAGCATGTCCGACGAAGAAATCATTAGAAACCAAAGAGAGATGTTCTATGATAGGCAATTCGAAGCAGACCTTGAAGCCGTTGGTGCACAAGCCGCGGCGGAAGTAGAGGCCGGCGGATTAGGCGGTCTCGAAGGGGCTCTCGGAGATGAAGGAGAGATGGATCTCGGCGCGGAAGAAGCCCCAGGCGCAGAAGAAGCTCCGCTTGAAACTTCTCCGGAAGACTTGGAGGGGGAAGAATCGGCCCTTCTTGCTGCACCGGGCAATAGAAAAGTTCCCGTTGTTGATCGTTCCAAGGGAAAGGTATACACTCCCGTTGCCGTTGATAGAAGAAATGCCGGCGCACGCCGCCGCAGCACAAAGAGTCAATGGAGCGACGAAACGGCCAGAAATACCACAAGAAATATTTTTAAAGGTTGGGAAGGTCTTAATAGTTTAAATAACCCATCCCTTGAGGAAAACGATACTATTTATAACATGGAAGAAAGAAAACTTTTTGAAGTTAATCACCATGTTCGATCTTTAATAACAGAAATGGAGAAAAAAGATAATGAAAGCAAAACATAATAAAAAGCGTAACACCGCATTTCTTTACGAGACATTAATAAAAGAGCTTACCAAATCTGTTGTGGAGAAAGATTTGAAAAAGAAAGAAGCACTCAATTCTTTGATTAAGGAATGCTTTAATCGAGGATCATTATTGTTTAAAGAGCTTACTCTTTATAGGGCCCTATATGAAACACAAGACCTGAAATCACAAACTGCAGAAAAACTTTTAAATGAGGTAAAAAGGATTCACTCTTCTATCAATAAAAAGAAAATTTTTGAAGAGCAAAGCGTTCTCATAAAAAAGATGAATCAGATCTTATCAAAAGGTATTTATTCTAACTTTGTCCCAAACTATAAAAGTCTGGCCACAATATATCAGGTCTTTAGTGAGGAAACACCAATTAAAAAGAGAATCTTTCTTGAAGAGGGGATTATTAGCGCCCTAACAAATAATACAGTTGAAAAGGATCCAGAAATGAAACCTATCGACAATATTGTATACAATTCTTTTGTTGAGAAATTCAACCAAGAGTATGTGGGAAAACTTTTGTCGGAACAAAAGACTTTGCTCAATAAATATATTACTTCGTTCATGGACAACGGTATTGAACTGAAAATCTTCCTCAACGAAGAAATTGGCAGATTAAAAGAAGAATTGAAAAAATCAAAAAGCCTTAAAGAAATTACATCTGACCCAGAGATGACAAAGAAAACAGAAAAAGTTTTAAACATGTTAGAAAGTTTTAAAAAATCAGAAATTAATAAAGTTTTGGTTCAAAAAATTCTAAAGATTCAAGACTTAGCACAAGAGATCAAGGGTTAATGGCGATTAAGGTTAACATAACAAAGGATCCCACTCCGGTACAAGCTACAATGGAGTTAAACATCCGCAAGACTCTTGCCGGAAATATTATGATTTTAGATCATGACGACATTGATATTGTTCTCTTACCAGAGCAAAACAAGATTATTGCATTTCCGAAAGATGCTATGTCTGATGTTATCTACGGGACTCAAGACAGATTGTTTTATTTTCTAGAAAAGAAGGGGCTTATAGAATATGGGTCCGTTCGCTCGGGGAATGTTTATGGATCTATGGAAGCATTGATTGCTAGCCCGGTTGACGAAGGAGTTAGTGCCCTTCAATCGGCAGTATATTCCGTTGGCAAATTCATAGAAGAAGAAAAGCCATACTTTATGACAATGAATGCGTATGAAGAGAGAGAAGAGCAAGCAATGTTAAACCCCGACGATGAAGATTCGACAGAGCTTGGCGAAGTACCGCATCAAAAAGAAAAGGGTTCTCTCCGCCCAGGGTGGATCCGCGGCCCATACGGCATGTCAACTCACTATCGATACGAGGAGTAATGGAGCTACTTTATTTTATTCTTTGTTCATATGGGTTAACGCAGATCCTTGTTTATGGCAAAATATTTGATTCGATCAGACCAACAAAGGGAAAGTTAGGCGAATTATTCAGGTGTTCTATGTGTGTAGGCTTCTGGGTTGGTGTATTTTTGTTTGGTATAAACGAATTCACAGAACTATTTAATTTTGATTATAATTTAGCAAATGCCTTTATTTTGGGATGGCTCAGTTCTGGAACATCCTATATCCTGTGCGCTATATTTGATGATCGAGGTATTAAAGTGGAGATGTACAAATGAATTTAAACTCATATACAGATAAATGGAAATTACAACCAGTTCGTCGCTGCTGCAAAGGACGAATAGACACGCGGGTAGCGCCCGCTTTGGAGATTATAAATGAGCAAATTTCTTATAAGAGAATATTACGAATTATGTGAAGGTGGCGTTTGCCAAGATCTTCTGACTGAAGAAGAAAAGCGGCTAGTTCGAGAGAACAACTATATGTTTTTAACAGGCGTTATGCAACGATCTGATGCACAGAACGGTAATGGCCGTGTGTATCCCCACGCAATTTTAGAAAGAGAGATTGGAAATTACGCGAAACTTGTCAAAGAACGCCGCGCACTCGGAGAACTTGATCATCCAGAGGATTCTGTAATTAATCTTAAGAATGCCTCTCATATGGTTACAGAAGTCTGGTGGGACGGAAAAGATGTATTGGGAAAGGTTCAAGTTCTTAATACTCCATCTGGCCAGGTGCTTCGGTCTCTTGTTGAGTCCGGAGTTAAGCTTGGTATTTCCTCCCGAGGTTTAGGATCGGTTCATGAATCACAAGGAAGGACAATTGTTGAAGACGACTTCCAATTGATTTGTTTTGATTTTGTTTCAGAGCCTTCAACATCTGGAGCATTTATGATGACCGAGGGAAAAAACATTGATTTAAATAGTATATACACAAAAGCAGATCGTATTAATAGAGCATTAAACGAAGTTTTAAGAGGAGAAGAATAATGCAACTCACAACAAAAGAACTAAAGAGACTCATCAGAGAAGAACTTGTAAAAGTAAAATTTGAGAGAGCAGCAAAGAATGAAGAGGCAGAGACAATAGAAGAAGATAAAGATCTTACTTCGATGTTCGAGAAAGCGGGCCTGACAAAAGAAGATATTAAAAAAATTGTTTTAGAGGCTTTAAATGAAAAAGAGTGATCTCAAGAAACTCATCAAGCCAATTGTTGAAGAGTGTGTAAAAGAGATAATCCTTGAGAAGCAAGGGTTATTATCCAATATTGTGTCTGAGGTTGCCCAAGGCCTGAGTGGGGCCCCTCAACCAATCGTTGAACAAAAGCAAGCTCCGCAAGTAGATAATAAAGCTGCAGCCGCTGAAGCGGAAGCTAGAAGAAAAAAAGCACTAGAGACAAAAAGAAAAATGCTCGATGCCATTGGTCAATCTTCATATAATGGAGTAGATCTATTTGAGGGAACGACACCGATGAGTTCCGGAGGAAGCCCAAGTGCAGAAACACAAGCACAGGGCCCGCTTTCGGGTATGGATCCGAACGACTCCGGAATAGATATTTCAAACCTGATGGGCAATGTCGGAACGTGGAAAGCTATAGCAGAAGGTAAAAAATGAGCAAAGGCAAAAAACCAGTTAATGTCTCGGTAGAGCCGAGAAGAAACGAATCAATTGAGAGAGCATTAAAAAGATTCTCCAGAAAAGTTAAAAAAGAGAAAATTCTGGATGAAGTTCGCGATAGAATGTACTATGTTAAGCCATCTGAGGCCAAACGTAAACAAAATAAGCGAAGAAAAGCCGTTTTAGACAAGTTAAAACGCGAAAGAGATACTATTTAATAGAAGACCAGGAGAATTAAAATATGTCACAGAATAATGAAGATTTTAGATACAATCAAGGGGTAGGTAGCACAGCAGCGTATATGGTTTCTGGGTATCCTTTCCTTACCGGCTCAACCCACCTTGAAAATGGCACAGAAACAGTGGTGAATTTTCCTACAGTTACAAAGAGAATTCTTGTTATCAATACTGGTGCACCTGATCTTCTTATTCACTTTGCCAGTAAAACAATTACTAATACAACCGGAAGTTTTCATCATATAACTCTTAATTCTGCAGAAGATTCATTAGACATGGGTGTCAAAGCGGAGAAGATTTATATCTCCAATATCGAAAGCACACCTGGGCTGACAGGATCCTTTCAGTTATATGCTGAGTTAACAACAATACCAACGGGATCATTGCATAAGATGCACACTGCAGGTTCAAATTGGCCTGGTATTCAAGATTAGACACAAGGAGAACTAAAAAGTGGGATATAAACCAGGATCCTCCGATCAAAGCCCTGCAGGGACCTCAAATGTTGCTATTGGCGCTGACTCAGGAGCAGCAATCACCTCTGGGGGTACTCAAAATACTCTAGTTGGTGAAGAAGCAGGAAATGATCTTACAACTGGCGATGACAACGTGATTGTTGGTTATCAAGCAGGCGATAAAACAACCGCAACATCAAATACCGTCATCATCGGCGCCGGAGCCGGCGGCGGAGTTATGACCGGTGGCTCCCCTAATTTGACCAATGCACTTGGTACCGTCGCTATTGGATCAACCGCCGCGGCGGCCCTTACAAGCGGCGGAGGTACTACATGTATCGGCTGGAACGCCGGGACGTCCCTTACAACGGCGGAATCAAATACAGTAGTCGGTGCACTGGCACTGGATGCAGAAATTTTGGGCAGCTATAATGTTGCTGTTGGCACCATGGCCCTGACCGATCAAACCGGCGGCGGCACTGGCGGAGCCAATACCGTAGGAAATACCGCAGTTGGCTGGGCCTGTGGTGCAGATGTAACCGTTGGAACCATGAATACTTATTTAGGAATGAAGGCGGGATACACAACCACAGGATCTCATTATACTGTTGTTATTGGTGCCCAGGCCGGCCTAGGAAATATGACCAACGCCGCAGACGGTACAGTGCTTATTGGCTACTCCGCCGGCGAGGCGCAAACTACTGGTGTTGGTAACACTGCAGTTGGGTACCAGGCACTCAAGACAAATATAGACGGCGACAAAAACACTGCTATTGGATACCAGGCTCTTACAGCCATGGAAGCAGATTCTGACGGTCAAGGAAACAATACGGCTGTCGGACATACCGCTGGCGTTGCCATCGTCGCAGGAACCGGAAATACAATTGTTGGAGCCAAGGCTGGTGATGCACTAGTAGAAGGAGATGACAACGTTATGATAGGGGCATTCGTCGACCCTTCGGCAAGTGACTCAACAAATCAAATCGTTATCGGCAAGGGCATTCAAGGCACAGCAAATGATCAGTTTTCCTTTGGCAAAGGCGGCAACGTTGTGTCGTGCGACTTTGGATCTGATGCGAATTGGAGCCGCACATCCGATATAAGAAAAAAGAGAAATGTCAAAGATGACACTCTGGGCTTAAACTTTATCAATGATTTGAGAACCGTTACGTTTCAATGGAAGCCATCTAACGAATTTCCTAAAGAATGGAATGCATATAACGAAGAGAATCAGATGAATCTAGATGTAGTTATGCACGGTTTTATTGCTCAAGAAGTTAAAGAGGCATTAAACAAGGCAGAAGTAGATACTTTTGCGGGCTGGAATCAGCGCCCCGATGGCAGTCAAGCAATATCAAGAGACATGTTTATTATGCCGTTAGTTAAGGCAATTCAGGAACTTACTGAGAGAGTAAAAGAACTGGAAGGGAAGTAGAATGTTCAAAAAAAGTCATTTTACCAAAAACAATACTATTTATTCTTGATTAGGAGTCAAATTATGTCAAAAATGTTAGAACAAGCAATTATTGATGCGGAAGCTTTAAAGGATGCCGCACTTAAGAACGCAGAGTCTATCATTCTGGAGAAATACTCTCTAGAAGTAAAAGAAGCGGTCGATAACCTTTTGGAAGAGCAACCAGAAGAAGAGTTGGCCACAGAAGAAGCCGAAACTTCCGAAGGCGATAAAGATTTTATGGAAGATATGACGAGAGCAGACATTGAAGATCTTGAAGAAGATTGTGGATGCCCAGAAAAAGACACGTATACAGTTTCATTTGATGAGTTAAAAGCCCAGGCCGATGCAGCAATTGCAGAAGACCAGGAAGATCACTTAGATGTAGCTGATGATGTGATGCAAGAAGAACAAGAAACCGTCGAAGAAGACGAAGAACTTGAAGAGGAACTTGACATCACTGAAGAGAATTTAGATGAAATCGCAGATCTATTAGAAGATCTAGTCGTCGATTTACGCCCAGTTCCTTCTGGAGTTCCAGGCGGAGGCACAAATAATGCAGCGGAGCAAGAACTCGCTGATGCTGCCAAAGCCGAAGAACTCACCGCAGAAGAAGAATTGGATGAAGACGAAGAAAAAACTGAACTAGAAGAGACCATCAAGACTCTTAATGTAAAAATTGAGGAGCTTGAGGTAAAAAATTCTAAGTTCGAAGAGATAGTTTCACAGTTGAAAGAGCATCTTGATGATGTAAATCTTTCAAACGCTAAACTTCTCTATACAAATCGTGTTTTGGGCAGCCCCTCTCTGAATGAGCGACAAAAAACAAAAATTGTCGAAGCTCTATCCAAAACGTCGACCGTTGAAGAAGCAAAAATTATTTATGACACACTTCAAAGCACAGTGGGGACAGGCAATAAGCCAGGACCAAAATCACTCCGCGAGGCAGTCACACGTTCTTCTTCAGCAACCCTGTCGCGTCGTAATGACAAGACAACTATTTCAAACCCTGTTTCTTCCAGATGGAAGACCTTAGCAGGGATTAAAGACAATAATTAAAAAGGAGAAAATTAAAATGTCTGTACTTGATAAATTAACAGAGGGCATTGTTAACAGAGATCTCCAAAAAGAGGGTGCTGCCTTGATGAGTAAGTGGGAGAAGACCGGTCTATTAGAAGGCCTTGGTTCTGATCGTTCTCGCTCTAGCATGGCTAGCCTTCTCGAAAACCAAGCCAAGGAGCTTCTTCGCGAAGCATCTTCCATGGCCCAAGGTGACGTTGAGGGTTTTGCTGCCGTAGCATTCCCAATCGTTCGCCGTGTTTTCGGTGGTCTCATTGCTAATGACCTCGTATCTGTTCAACCGATGAGTCTCCCCTCGGGACTCATCTTCTTTCTTGACTTCCAAGCCAACCATACAAAGCTTGGTACGGAAGCCAATGATTCACTTTATGGAGGTGGCGTCGTCGGTCAACAATTGACCGGAGGTGTTGACCTCACAGCCGAGAATGCCGAAGAGAGCTTTTATGCTCTTAATAACGGTTATTCTTCGCCAACTGGATCTGCTATCAACACAACTGTTGCGCTAGTGGCTTCTGGTACTGTTGGTGGTCTTGCATCGCAAGGTACTGTTGCAGCAAATGTGGCGCCTACTAATGGAGCTATCGACTCTTTATGCCGTTTTGACCCAGATCTTTCTGGTTCAAATGTGATTGTCTATAGAGCCGCCGTATCTGATCTTGTAGAGGATACAACTTCGACACCAATGAACCTGAATAATCTTCAGGCTTTGACCGTCGCCGCCAGCGGCGACAACTTCGGCGGTTCCCGCCTTATTCGTCGTTTGACCGCGTTTTCTGGTTCGGCTCGTGCCCACGTACTCCTCTTCGTGGAGGTTACCGGTACATCCAAAACTCAGCTTGTTCCCGTAGGCACGGACTCGAACATCGTAGTTGACCATGACGGTTACACACAAGCTGATCTTGAGTTTGCACTCGCTGATGACTTCACTGGTACAGCCGCTGCAGGAAACCAGGCCAGCGGAAACGCCCTTGGTGCCGTTGTAGGTGTTGATTCTTGGGCACTTGAGAACACTGGAGCTATTCCAGAGATCGATATCAAAGTCGACAGCGTATCGGTTACAGCCGTAACCAAGAAGTTGAAGGCTAAGTGGACTCCAGAGTTAGGCCAAGACCTTAACGCTTATCACAACCTTGATGCAGAGGTAGAGCTTACTGGTATTCTTTCGGAGCAAATCGCTCTCGAAATTGACCGTGAGATTCTTGCTGACCTGATCAATGGTGCATCTGCTGGTAAGTATTACTGGTCCCGCCGTCCAGGCAAGTTCCTTAATCGTGCAACTGGTGAAGCCCTTGAGGCCGGAGGCGGTACTAACGCCCTTGGACCTCCCGACTTCACTGGTACTGTTTCTGAGTGGTATGAGACTCTCGCTGAAACAATCAACGATGTTTCCGCTCAAATTCACCGCAAGACGCTCCGAGGCGGAGCAAACTTTATTGTTTGTTCCCCAGAGGTTGCGAACGTTCTTGAATTTACATCTGGCTTCCGTGCTGATGTAACTGGTGATGCTGATCGCGGCACTGTTGGTGCTGTTAAAGCAGGATCTCTTAGCAAGAAGTGGGATGTGTATGTTGATCCATACTTCCCGCGCAACGTTGTACTTGTCGGTCGCAAGGGAGGTTCCTTCCTTGAGAGTGGATATGTGTATGCACCTTATGTGCCTCTCCAAATCACTCCGACTATCTTCGGTATCGAGGACTTTGTACCTCGCAAGGGTGTCATGACCCGATATGCCAAGAAGATGGTTAGACCTGATATGTATGGTCTTGTTATTGTTGCTGACCTTCTCGGTTAATAGCAAATAAATCGCTTCTCAAAGAGCAGAGCCCCCCTTGAAGTTTTCTTCTTGGGGGGCTTTTTATTATCTGCTCAACTATTTATTCAAGAGGAGAAATAAATGAATGGCAGCCCCCACCTTAACGCCGGCTAGCACAACGAGTGCCAGCAAATTACCAGCTACAGGAACAGTTTCCAGTGTTTCCGCAGAATTAGCCTTTGGAATCTACTCTAGTAATGCCAATTTTTTATCTGGTGCAGCAGATCAAGTTGCCTACACATATAAGAAATTGGGCGGAGATATTTTAGATATTGAGCTTAAAGAGGGAAACGTATATGCAGCATATGAAGAGGCAGTTTTAGAATATTCTTATATTTTAAATGTCCATCAATCAAAAAATGTTCTTTCTGATCTTTTGGGGTCGACAACAGGTAGTTTTGATCAAGATGGGGAAATTCAATCTGGGGACTCTTTAGAAAATAAAGCTATCGAATCAAGTTACCCGCAGTTTCAATTTTCATATGCCAGAAAGGTTGGACAGGCAATCTCTAACGAAGTTAACTTGAACGGATTTCAGACTGTTTATTCAGCTTCATTCGCCACAACGTCCTCTGTACAAGATTATGACTTGCAGTCGATTATATCAAGTCAGGCTGGATCAGATAGCACATTAGATTACTATAATAAAGTTGGAAACAACAGACTTTTAATTAGAAAAGTTTATTATAAGACCCCACAGTCGATGTGGAGATTTTACGGGTATTATGGCGGGCTAAACACAGTTGGAAATATGCAAAACTATGGCCAGTGGGCCGACGACTCTCAATTTCAGATAGTCCCTGTTTGGCAGAACAAGCAACAAGCGATGATGTTCGAGGATGCGATCTATACGAGAAATTCTCACTATTCATATGAAATTAAAAATAATAAATTAAGAATTTTTCCGAACTCTACCACTTCTGGTCCCAAGAAAATGTGGGTTGAGTTCGTTATTCCAAATGAAAAGGAACCATGGGAGGAAGACAGCAACAGACTCAATGATGTTGGTGGTGTTAATAACATGAACAATCTTCCCTTTGCTAATATTGGGTATGATACGATTAACTCAATTGGAAAGCAATGGATCAGAAGATTCGCCCTTTCTGTAGCTAAAGAAGTGCTGGGCCAAATTAGAAGCAAGTTTGCAACAGTGCCAATTCCAGGTGATGCAGTCACATTAAATGGCCCTGCTTTAATATCAGAGGCAAAGGACGAACAAGAAAAGCTTAGAGAAGAGTTGAAGACGGTTCTTGATGAAATGACCTACAACAAGCTTGTTGAGACAGATTCAAACACGCTTGATAATGTTCTCAAGATGCAAGAGAAACTCCCATTACCGATATTCCAAGGATAATAGAAGATGGCAAAATGGACACAACCAGAAAATCCGCCACCCCCGTTGTTTACAGGGAAGCCTGAGCGCGATTTAGTTAAGCAGGTTAATGATGAGCTTATTGAGCGAGTAATAGGACAGCAGATAGCTTATTATCCAATTGACAACGATATAACAAGATATCACGAACTATACGGCGAGGCTGTAGAAAAAACGTTCTTGCCACCAATTCGTGTTTATGCTCTTGTCGAATGGGAGGAGTATGCAACTTCATACACTGAAAATATAGGTGTTGATAGAGATGCATCGATTATGATTCATTTCCACAAAAGAAGGTTGACTGAAGATCAGGATCTTTTCGTTCGTGTTGGGGATTTTGTTGCTTATGGAGAGATTTATTATGAGATAGTAACTCTTGCGGAACCAAAGAAATTGTTTGGTCAAGTGGATCACAGCGTAGAAATTTCAGCAAAATGTATTAGAGCAAGAAAAGGATTATTTGACGGAGGATAAACAAAATGGCAGAAGAATTAATTGAAATAAGACCATCAACGATAGAAAATATTGATCTTTCGGTTTTTGAATTTATAAATGAACAATTAGACATGTTCTCTACTACAAACGAGGGTTTTAGAAAAGTTCCTGTCGTTTGGGTAGGTACTGAGCGCGCCAATCAAGTAAAGAATAATAAGGATTTAAGAGATGATCAGGGTGTTTTAATTTTACCGATTACAACTTTAGAAAGAACTTCAATTACTAAAAACCTTGACAGAAAGGGAACTTATTATGGAAATGTCGGTCAAGGAGAGGGAATAGTAATTTCCCGAACTATAAAACAAGACAAAACCGCAAATTTCTTAAATGCCGATAGCGCAAAAAAAACAAGATTTGGAGTTGGTCATGGCCAGCTTAACTTCCCATCAAAAAAAGATAATAAAAAAATAGTTTATGAAACCGTAAAAGCGCCACTACCTGTTTATATCGATGTAATTTATAAGTTTAGTATTCGAACAGAATATCAAGAACAAATGAATAAATTAATGACACCTTTTATAACCCGTCCGCATGGACTCAATGTCATTTCTCTTTTGAGAAACGATCATTATTATGAAATGTTTATCGGAGACACATACGGCCTAAATAATAATTTGGCTACAATGAACGATGAAGAACGAACATATATTACAGATATAGAATTAAAAGTTCTAGGATATTTAATGGGCGAAGATGAAAACCAAAAAAATCCAAAGTTGGTTAAAACAGAAAATGCCGTAGAGGTTAAAATACCAAGAGAACGTGTAATATTTGGAGACATTCCAGGTCACATCGATAAAAAAGGATTTTATCGTGATTAATGATTGCTTTTCGGTAAGCAATATACTATTTATTTAAGAAATCATTCAAATTTCGTAGTTATAGGAGTAGTGTTAACATGTCAGTTGATAAGTTCAAATTTGTATCCCCAGGTGTTTTTATTGACGAAATCGATAATTCACAAGTACCCAGGACCACCGACGCAATCGGTCCACTCGTGATCGGTCGAACAGAAAGAGGCCCAGCAATGAGGCCCGTCAGAGTACAATCTTTTTCAGAGTTTGTAGAGGTGTTTGGAAATCCAATCCCAGGTGGAGATGGAGGAGACGTCTGGAGAGACGGAAATAGAACTTCCGCCACATATGCCGGCTATGCAGCCCAGGCGTGGCTTAAGAACTCTGGACCACTTAATGTAGTACGTTTGTT